GTCGCCAAAGTTTAAATCTTTGACGATTTCGCTAGGTTGGGTATATTCCATTTTATTAAATTAAATTAAAGTAGTATATTAAAATGTTTTAACAACTTTCGGCCCTTTAGTGGCTTCTAGTTTTTTAGTGAAGTGATCAATGCTACCATCGATAGCTTGTTCAGCTCCTTCTAAAGTTTCTCTACGCGTAACATCAACCCACTCGTCGCTGTCAGGCTTAGTAACTTCTGTTTGGTAATAACCGTTAGGCAATTGAGTTATCCTCCAGTTTTTCTTTTCTGAAAGGTGCATCCATTGCTCTTTAGTTTTTTCGTTTACTTGTGGATTACCGGTCCACGAACTTGTCTTGTAATACAAATACGTCATTTTGGTTTTATTTATTGGTTAATAATAGGTATTCGGATTTTCCGAATTACTTCTTCTTCATCATTTTCATAGCCGCTTTGCCTTTCATTTTCATAGCTGAAGCTTTTTTCATCTTCATTGCAGCTTTTTTCATCATCATAGTTGACTCTTTTTTAAGCTTCATAGCAGCTTTCTTCATTTTATTAGCAGACGTGCCTTCAGCTTCTGCTTTAGCTAAAATACCTTTAGCCATTTTAATAGCTCCAGCGTTTACTTTTTTCATAGCTGATTTTTTAGCCATTTTCATAGGCGCTTTTTTCGCCATCTTCATTGCAGGATCTTTTTTCATTTTAAAATTTATTTTTAACGTGTTTAAACATCGCTTCACCTATTTTTTCTCCAAACTTACTGTCTGACTTATAGTGAGCGTGAGCTACTCTTCTACTATAAGATATATTTTCCGCTGTCTTCTTAAATGCTTTAGAAGCTTTTGGATATTTCTTTGCTAGCACCTTTCCTATTAATACCCCTTGAACTGAATGTCCTGATGGATATGATGGAGTTTTCATTGAGTCCATCTCATAATCATCCATATTGATATTCATCTTCTTAGCTGAAACTTTAGGACGAGGTCTATTAAAATGTTTCTTCAACTTTAATATTACAGGTGCTGAATGTTTTATTAAATCTTTAGCTATGCTTTTGTCGTAGTCTTCAATATTATTATCACTAGCAGTCTTAGCAAACGCAGACTCAATATTGTCATACTTCTTAACAAAATCTTTTCTAAGAGGTATACTTTTAAGTTCTTTAACTTCTTGAGTAGTTTGAAAAGAATTATTGCTAGGTGGCTTTTGCTTTTTAAAGCTTGATATGTCAAAATCTTTAAACATTACTTTTCTCCGCATTTTTTACTAGGATTACCTACTTGCACCCAGTTTTCTTTTTGGAACCAATCGCGTAGTGTAGCACCTTTCTTACGAGCACCTTTTACATTACTCTTACTAGACCTTCTATAACCACCGCCTTTAGCAGCTTTACGTTTAGCACGCACTACACTAGCTCGCTCTGAAGCAGACATGCTGCGAACTTTAGCTGCAGGTAAACAAACTTTCTTTGTACCTCCACCTTTTATCTTAGATTTTTTAGCTAACGGTGATTTTAGTTTAAATGCCATTATTTCTTTTTTAATCTTCTTATTGCAGCTTTACATCTTTTAGCAATACCTGCTTGTTGAGGTTTATTGCCAAAACGTGATCTTTGCTCTACAACTGTTAATATCTGTATTTTTCTAGCGTATGGTTTGCTAATGCGCTTTACTTTAGAACATGTCTTCCTAGCGTCTGCTGGAGTAGCATATTTAATCCTAACAGTATCTTTAGGATTTTCATCAGTATATAATCTTCTGCTACTACCTTTAGGTTTTTTACCAGTGCCTTTTATAGGATCTTTACGTTTCTTTTTTGGTGATGGCCTGTTAGTTTGCATATTTATAAACCAGTTTGCTAATTGCTTATCACGAGGCGTAGCGTCTTTTCTAGATTTTAACTTTCTAGCTTTAGCTACTGTTACATCTCCGCCATATAGCTTAGATATACGAGCTTTTAATACACCTCTGTAAGCTTTACTCATCTTTTTTAAGTCTTTTTCTTACGATGTCCATAGTTCTACGCATCTTAGCCGCGTACTTAGGATCTTTATTACGTCTAAACACTACTTGTTGGTTTAAACTGCTGATAATTTTAGATAAATTACCTTTTCTAGACTTAATCATCCAAGAAGCTAGCTTTTGTGCAGATAATGTTTTAAACTTACCTTTAGCATCAGGCGCGTTAGAGTGTTGAAAGTCACCCATCTTCTTTTTAGCAGGCGAAGATTTACGACAACTACCTTTAGCACCTTGCCTAGTACCTGGTACTCTTTCATAACCTTTCCAGCAGGTTAGCGGGCTTTTCATTTTAAACGCCATTACTTCTTCTTACCTCCTCCAAACTTACTTGGACCACCTGCTCTAGTACATCTTACTCCCCAACCAGAAGCGTAAGCGCTAGGCCAAACCTTAAACTTACGTTTTGCAGCAGATTTACAAGCGGCAGATATTTTTTTAAGAGGACTAGAAGTAGACTCTAGCATTGCATCAAGCTTCTTAGCTTGCCCAGCATGCAAGTTACTAGCTTTTTTTAGCTCTTTTGATATTTTTTTTAGTTTCTTTTTGCTCATGATACATATATTAACATTTCCATCTACGTCTAGCAGCTTTACCTCTTTCACTAGTCCAAGACTTAGATCTAGCGCAAAATGCTTTTCTACGCTTTGCAGCCTTGCTACCTGGCTTAACTTTACCAGTAACAGCAGTTTTCAACTTACTACCTGGATTTTTACGTCTATATTCAGCAACACCCTTAGCAGTCATACCCGCACCTTCTTTAACAGTACGGAAATTACGGCCTTTA